CAGCACGTCCAACTGTGCTTTATCCTGTGCCTTGAATCCACACAGTTCACACTTCCGATGCTTCTTGTAACCCGAACGCTGTAGTGCGGTTATGCCACCTACACGTTTGCCCATACGTTTCCTATTACAGGTATCACACAGGCTACGCCAGTACACTCGGTCTCCACGGCGATAGGCGTAAGCCCTAGGCTTGGTCCTACACTCCTTGCACAATGGTCTATCAGGATATCGCATGTGTGTATTTACGTCGCCTATATAGGCACCTGGAAAATGGTAAATTATGTCAACAAAACCGTATGATATAATAAATAACTCTGTATACGTTAAACTTGCAAGGAGAAAACGAAAAATGGCTTTAACATCACCAGGAGTAGAGGTTTCAGTAATAAACGAGAGTTTTTACGTACCATCAGATGCGGGTACTACACCTCTTTTCATAGTAGCATCATCACAGGATAAGACCAACGGGGCAGGAGACGGCACGGCGGCAGGAACAACAACTGCTAACGCCAACACTGCTTACTTGATCTCATCACAGAGAGAATTAACAGAGACTTTTGGGGATCCAAAATTCTACACGGACGCCTCAGGAAATTCATTACACGGTTATGAATTGAACGAATGGGGGCTACAAGCGGCCTACAGTTTCTTGGGTGTTGCCAATAGGGCATACGTTCTGAGAGCTAACGTTGACACATCAGGATTGATCGGAAGTGCTTCGGCACCGACGGCAACACCATCAGATGGCACATACTGGTTTGACCTTGCATCAAGCACGTATGGTATATTCGAATGGTCAGCAACAAATCAATCATTCACAACAATCACTCCTATATTGATCACTTCAACAAGTGACCTAGAAGGCGCGGTGTCTACTGGTGCACCAAAGGCTTCGATAGGAACGATTGGCAGTTACGCGATCAACACGACTCACGTGACCAACAAGATCTATAAGAAAACGGCGAGCAACACCTGGGTGCAGGTTGGATCGTCAGACTGGCACACATCACTACCAGTAGTGACCGTGGCTTCCGGAACAACAGTAACATCGGGCAATTCATTTGTCATGAACGGTATCACGATCACACCGGGTGGAACAGCATTATCAGATGTTGCCACGGCGATTGGATCTAACGTGACCAACGTCAGTGCGAGTGTTAACGCCACAACAGGTAACCTAGAGATCTTCCACAACGGTAGAGCAGTGGGTGATTCATCGGCGGGTGCCAACACAATCAGATTTGAAGAAGGTAATGGAGTACTAGCTCAATTGGGAATCACAGCAGGTGTCAAGAACGGTGTTAAATTCCTTCAAGACAAACACACCAACAGACCCACTTGGAAAACAGCAGACGAGAACAGACCTAATGGTTCTGTATGGTTCAAGACTACCAACGCAAATGCTGGTGCCAACATTGTTGCCAAAGTTTACAGCACATCAAGTGCGAGCTTCTCATCAGTGGCGGCTCCATTGTATGCCACGAACCACTCAGCGATCTACAACCTAGACGCCGCTGGCGGTGGGGCTAACCTAACTGTTGGAACTTTGTACACACAATACAACGTGACTGAAGAGTCAATCACAGCAGGTGATTCAGCAGACCAAACACCAAACGTAGGTGACTTCCAACTGTTCAGATACGAGGGTGGTGCTACAGTTATCACAAGCAACAACGCCACACCAAGTTTCACTAGTGGAAACAAATTCAAGATACAGGAATCAAAGAAGAATCAAGAAGCATTGGCCACTGCTGTCGAGATAACACTCGGCGGAACAGGTGCAGATGATTTCATCGCGGCAGTTAATGGTGCCGGACTGACCAACGTCAGCGCAATCAAACTAACAACAGGTGAGATCAGGATAACACACGCACTGGGCGGTGACTTCAGGATGTTTGACACACTGGGAACACCATTAGCGGATGCTGGATTCAGTGCCTCAACTGCACATGCATACGGAACATACACGGCGAACAGCTCAACACTGATCGACAACTTGTATGACCTGCCAACAGGTGAAAGCCTTGACTCGAGCGCCAACACAGGTATCATGGCTTCGAACTGGAAAAGATTGAGTTACACAGCGTCAACAAGCGCACCAACAAATGAGCCAGCAGATGGCACATTGTGGTATGACTCCAACATAGACGTTGCGGACATCATGACACATAATGGAACAACATGGAAAGGCTACGCTCAGGTTTACAGCTCGACCGATCCAAATGGTCCACAGTTCTCAGCAACAGCACCTACCACACAGTCAGATGGTACTGCTCTAGTTGACAACGACTTATGGATTGACACAAGCGACCTTGAGAACTATCCAAAACTTTACAAATACAATACAGCGGCTACACTGAGTTCAAACAACACGGCCAACCAAGTGGCAGTGACCACAACTGGTGCGGCGTGGGTGGCTGTTGACAAAGCGGATCAGACCACAGAGGACGGTATAGTTTTCGCGGACGCCAGATGGCACACTTCAACTGACAAAGCGGCGGGCACATCAACCGCGGCGGGAACACCATCAACAATCAAGGACCTGTTGAGTGATGACTTCCTAGATCCAGACGCTCCAAACCCAAACAACTACCCACAGGGCATATTGTTATGGAACACTAGGAGATCCGGCTACAACGTCAAAGAGTACAAGAACAGTTACATCACAACAACCAAGTATCCAGGAAGCGGATCAACTGGTTTGGGTAACATCAGATACAGCAACGAATCTGTGTCATCATACTACCCAGACAGATGGGTGACCAAGTCTAGCAATAACGCAGACGGATCTGGCTCTTTCGGAAGGAAAGCACAGAGGAAAGTGATCGTACAACAACTTAAATCAGAGATAGACACAAACCAAGCAATCAGGGAAGACCAAAGAGGTTACAACGTGATCGCTTGTCCTGGTTATCCAGAAGTTATACAGAACATGATCAACCTGAACACAGACAGGAACAACACTGCGTTCGTGGTAGGTGACACCCCACTGAGATTAGCGGGCACATCAACTGCAATACAAAACTGGGCCAACAACACGGCATCAGCATTGGACAACGGTGAGGATGGTCTCGTGAGCTCAAGTGATTACCTAGGAGTGTTTTACCCATCAGGATTGACCACAGACAACACAGGCAAATCTATCGTGGTGCCAGCATCACACATGATGATGAGGACATTGGCCAACAACGACAACATCGCTTTCCCATGGTTCGCACCAGCGGGCACGAGGAGAGGTATCGTGGACAACGCCACATCAGTTGGTTACATCGATTCATCAAGTGGTGAATTCCAAACAATATCTGTTACGGAGTCAGTGAGAGACTCAATGCATGAGGTCAAAGTGAACCCGATCACGTTCTTCTCAGGAGCAGGCATCGTGAACTTTGGTAACTTGACCAAGACGACGGCAAGTTCAGCATTGGACAGGATCAACGTTTCAAGGTTGGCAGTGTATCTGAGATCACAATTGGATGCAATCGCTAAACCGTTCATCTTTGAACCAAACGACGAGTTAACAAGGAACGAGATCAAGGGTGCGATCGAATCATTCTTGTTAGAGCTAGTTGGTCAGAGAGCATTATACGACTTCCTAGTAGTGTGTGATGACACAAACAACACACCCACAAGGATCGACAGGAACGAACTGTACGTGGACATAGCGATCGAACCAGTGAAATCGGTTGAGTTCATTTACATTCCGTTGAGAATCAAAAACACAGGAGAAATCGCAAAATTGGGGAACTAATTTTGAATAAATAGGAGAAACAGATGGCAATATCAACTTTATCAAAATTCACAGTACCACTAGCGAACGATCAGAGTTCAGCATCACAGGGATTGTTGATGCCAAAACTACAGTATCGTTTCAGAGCGATCCTGGAGAATTTTGGAGTATCAACACCGAGATCAGAACTAACAAAACAAGTGGTCGACATCACGAGACCAAACTTGACTTTTGACAACGTGACACTAGACGTGTACAACTCAAAAGTCTATGTGGCAGGCAAACACACCTGGGAACCAATCACCATCACGTTGAGAGATGATGTGAACAACTCAGTGACCAAACTGGTCGGAGAGCAGATACAGAAACAGTTCGACTTCTTTGAACAGTCAAGTGCGGCATCAGGAATTGACTACAAATTCACCACAAGGATTGAGATGCTGGACGGCGGTAACGGAGCGAGCACACCAAATGTGTTAGAAACGTTTGAATTGTATGGTGCATACGTTGAGAACGTGAACTACAACACGTTAGCATACGCGACCTCAGACCCAGCGACTATTACCATGTCAATCAGATACGATAACTGTATCCAGACTCCAACAGGAACTGGAATTGGAACAGCGGTGGCTAGAACTGTAGGTACTCTAAGTACTGGTGGCGGTCAGTAAGAATCAAACAAGCAATTATAAACATCAAAAGCGCCTTTATATGGCGCTTTTTTTGTGGCCATAAATACGCATATGCCAAGCATTAGCAACTTCCTACAAGGTTTCCAAGACGGTCTTCCCGGGATGAAGGATTACCAACACGCATCGAGACTGTATCTGGACGACAACTACAAGTTGATGCCAAAACAGAAATTCCTGTTCCACGTGGTGTTCAACACAGACGAATCATTGTTCCAATCGTCTTTCACCCAAAACGAAAGATACGAACTCAACATGCTGGTCAAAAGTTGCGACCTACCTAAGTACAACATGAGCATGGAAGAGAAAACTCAGTACAACAAAAAAATGTACACAACCACGAGAATTGCTTATGAACCAGTTGTTATCACATTCCACGACGATCATGCAGACACAGTCAACGCCTTCTGGAAGAAATACTACGAGTACAACATAGCAGATCCTGTTGGTCTAAATAGCGATCTTTCCATTTCGAATACAAAAGATGATTATTACGATTGGGGAGATAAAAGAACTATAACAAAATTTGGTCTCGATACCCCCAAACAGAGGAGGAAGCCTTATCTCAAAGGCATTGAGATATTCGTGCTTCACAAACAGAGATTCACATCAATGACTTTGGTCAACCCTGTTATAGGATCTTTCAGCCATGATAACCTAGATCAAGCGGAGGGAGGCGGGGTACTTTCGAACTCTATGCAGATATTATATGAGACCGTATTGTACAAGACCGGAATCATCAACAAGAACAATGTTCCTGGATTTGCTACGATAAATTATGACAACTCACCTTCTCCCTTGACCATACTAGGTGGTGGAACCAACAGCATTTTTGGTCCAGGCGGTGTTGTGGACGGTATAGGATCTGTGATTAAAAACGTGCAATCAGGGAACATACTGGGAGCGATACTGTCAGCATCAAACACCTACAACAATGCCAAAAAGATCAAGAAGAAAGATGTCAAGTCTGAACTTAAAGGAATCGCAAAAGATGGTATTTTAGAGATAGGCAAACAGGCAGGAACCATAACCAATCCTGTGGCACAGTTTTCTGTTGGAGCGGCTGTGGCGGCTGGCGTGGTGCTGGCTTCTGCAAAAGGCACGTCGGACTCAAAAAACAAATCCAACACAACAGTAATCACAAGCCCAACATTGGACACAGTGAATTTTCTTACATCAGACGAATCATTTAATCTAGTGTCTGATGACCCAAGCATCAGAGATCAGATAGCGGCCGGAATATATTACAAGGACATAGGTTCTCGTAAAGGCTTGACGGTGGCCGAATCTGATGTTGAGTATGCTGGTTCATCGACAAACATAAAGACTGTGTACAGAAATAAAGCAATCACGGATATTAGAAAATTAGTGACCGAAGGGTATATAAGAGTTGAAAGAGCAACACAGAATGTTGCGTTAGCAACCGAAAAAGGAAATCTATAATGGACGAACTCTACACCAACTTACCACCAAAGGATAAAGATCAATTAGATCAGACTATCAAAAAACTTACCACCTCTGATTATGAGAACGAGTACCAATTCAACGTGGGCGAGTACGACAGCACCATAGCATTCTTCGTCAAGCGAGGGTTCTCTAGGACGGCGGCGGAGTCGACAGCATACGCCATACTGTCACAGGCCAAGATAGATGACATCAAACCACAGGTGATATTGGACAAACTCACATACGCCTCACCGGTATTGCTGTCAGAACTGATTACTATAATACTGAACGCCAACAGATACAAGTCCAGCAGGTTGGGTGTGAGACAGACTCTGACCACGAAGGACACTGTATCTAGGAACATCATAGACTAATGATACCAAGATTCGCTAGGGGCAAGTTCTCCCCCAAGAACGCGGAGAAGTATGTAGGCACCAAAACACCCACATATAGGTCGAGCTGGGAACACGCTTTCATGAGATTGTGTGACGAACATCCTAATGTATATCAGTGGGCAAGCGAATCCATCAAAATTCCTTATCGTCATCCGTTCACGGGCAAGTACACCGTGTACGTGCCAGACTTCTTCATAGTGTACCAAGACAAGGAAGGTCGTAAACATGCCGAGATGGTGGAGGTCAAACCCATGAGCCAGACCACAATGGAATCCGCAGGCAAGAGCCTTGCAAAGAAGAAACAGGTGGTGATCAACATGGCTAAATGGGAGGCCGCTTCAGCGTACGCCAAGCAGAGGAGAATCAAATTCAGGGTAGTGTCAGAAGAACAATTATTCCACAACGGTAAACGTAAGTAAATACGACGATGACAAAAAAATTAGAAGACATTTTGAATTTACCAAACGTCAAGGAAGCGTTTAAAGAAGTCGATAAGAAGGAAAAAGACAAAAAACTAAAAGAGACCGCTAACGGTGGAACTACTGGCAATAATCTGGATCCACAGACCAAGAAGAACTTAGAAAAGAGCTATGCGGAGTTTGACAAGATAGCGGCCGCACTGCCACAGGTCAAA